AATACTCTTAATTGGTTTAATGGTTTTATTGCTTTGTGTAAGTGTGATAAAACTAATTTATTATCTTCACTCATCAGTCCTGATGTGCAATGTAATATACTATCCTTAGCTATCTTTAAGCCTTGAGTAGTACCTTGAGCGGGATTCATTTGACCAGGTCCGCCTTTAAAACCTTTATCATTGTACATGAAGTATTCTTGTTTAGTCTTAGCAAGATAGATAGTGTTTGGTCCTGTGCCGCTTTTCTTTTTAGAAACCTCTTTTACTTTTCTTATCTTTCTAGGATCTATGAATCTTAATTCTTGAATACCATTCTGTACATTTTTCTCGTCTATGATGACATGATAGTACATTCTACCATCTATGTACCAGTGTCTAAATATTTCGTATGCTTGACGTTCGAAGTCCAGTAAATCTTTTACATTTAAAAATTCGTCTTGTATTTTTTGTTTGATTGAATCTGATACTTGAACTGCATCTAAGTTGATCTCGGCAGTGTGACTATCTGGATCATAAACAATTGATTCGTTTACGATATCATCGATAGCGTTTTCGCATTCCGGTTGCATGGACATCTGTCTGTAACGAGTAACAAGCTCGCCTTCTGTCTTACTTGTTTGTTCGAGATCTACATATTGTCCATATACGCCACCCTCTGCAACAACGACTGCACCGTCGTCAGTTGTAGGGCCGACAAAAGACCCCAGATCTTGCTCTGTAGTCTTTCTTTTGATTTCGAATCCGAATAATTCTGCCATTGATTACCTCATAATATATTTATTAGAGCAATAGAATACCCTAATAAAGATATAAAGGCAACAGTTAGTTGCCTTTTATCCCTAGTTTCCGCCAGCGTTGCCTGTAGAACCACCAGTAACTTCCCACCAGTCGTACTGGAATGTTACGTTAAATTCTTGGATTACATCTGTCGCATTCCAATCAACGTCCATTTCAGTTATGTTTGTCGGGAAGATTCCATTGAAGGAATATTCTCTGATCGGTACTCCAGTCTTAGAATACTGTATAACCTGTGCTGTTGATTTATATGATAAGTCACTAGCTGAACCAAAACCTCTTACGTTACCCAAATGAGAGTTGATTGTATTCATCCACTCTTCCATTGAATTTCTGATTAAGAAATCTTCGTCGTTAATAACTGTTACGTTCCATTCAGCAAATGTTCTATCGCCTGCAATCTTTACCTTTCTACCAAAGTACGGTACTTCAATAAAACCTAAAGTTGATGCTGGTACCTGAGAAGCCCTTACTAAGAAAGGTGTCTTCAAGTCTCCAGCAGCGTTTGCAGGGTTCGATATGTTGACTTGGAACAGGGTAGGTCTAGCACCACCGAGTGATAACTGGGACCTTATTTCGTTAATGTTAAAAGCCATTTTACTTTCTCCTATTCCTATTTATTAAAACTGTCCAACTACTTCTGAGAACTCAACTCCGCTTCTTACTGCTACAAAGTTTAGCTGTATGAAGTTAATTGATCTTGAAGGTTTGACATATATGTCACCTATGAATTCGTTTCTATCGATGACTTCTCCTGTGTTGTTTGTTTCATCACATACAACTCTAAAGTCTACGATACCTCTTCTTCCTTGTATGTCTCTTAAGAAAGGCTCAACAAGATTCTTAAACTGTGATCTTGTGAATCCATCATTGAACTCAAATAATGAGAACTTAGATGCTGTTGATATTGCTTTCTCTAATACAATGAACAATCTTCTTACATTGATTCTATCAAATGCAGATGGCTTACCTAGTAATGTTTTATCTCCAAACAAGATTGTACCTTGTCCTGGGAATGTTACAACTGGGTTAATATCTGATTGATATAATCCGTCTCTTTCTGCTTTCTTAGGATTGAATGCTAGTTTAACAAGGTTTTTAATTCCACCTCTGTTATATCCAGCTGGTGAGAACCAAGCGTCTCTTAGCTCATCACTTCTTACTGCTAGACCAGCAATGTCTCCATTCAATGGAATGTATCTATAAACATCATCATACTTGTCGTATTGATATTTATATCCACTATCTAAAAATGCGTAACTTGAATTTGTAATATCGTTTCTAAATGTCTTGATGTCGTCAAGTTCTGATCCGATGTTATCTACTACATCACCTTTTTCTGGTGAAGCAAATAATACACAATCCTTTCTGCTTTCACAAATGTTGTCTACAATATATCTTGCAAGACCAGCACCGTTAGAACCACCAATAGCTTTGCCTTGTAGGACTAAGCTAATGTCAATATCTTCTGCTGACTTGAATAAGTCGTAACCATCTGCTACATCTGCTAATGAAATTGATCCTTCAGCTGCTGAGTCTACACCCAACTTCAATGAATCAATATCTGCTAATTTACCTGTCAATGCAGTTGAACTTGCACCTGTTACATTAGCTGCTAGATTATATGCACCTTTAGCATATATCCATTGTGATTGTCTTTCTATAACATCAATCCAGTAATTTGATTCTCCTGACTCTGTCTTAGCATCTGTTGCTCTTGAGACTGCATCAAAGACTTCTAATACTGTTCCTTTTGTTCCTGATATATCACCATCTTCGTCTACAACTACTACGTGGATTTCATCTCCAACACCACCTTTGCTTTCTGTATATACAGATGTGCCTGGTGCTCCACCAACTAAGTCATGGTACTTCCATAATTTTGTTGGTGATAATGTTGTAATATCTCTTGATCCAGTATACTTAGTTTTAAAAGTACCTGTTAAACCTCCAGTTGCAATAGTAGCAATTTCTAAAGTATGGCTACCTGTTGTAGTATTTCCAAACTTTAATAGGTCTCCAGCTTGTGCTGTTCCTAATGCTTCTACGTTAGCACTGAATGATATTGCATTTGATCCTGCGGAAACGGATATAGTTGCTCCTAAAGCTACACTATACTCATCGGCTGCTTTACAAACATTAACTTGTAAGCTGTTACCTAAAGCTCCTGGATACTTTGCAATAAAATCATCGTTTGATGTAATGGTGACGTTTGCTATCTTATCATCGTTCTCAACTAGTACGGCTACTGAACTTCCGTTAGATACGGCATTCTTAGCTGCAGAGTCAATCACTCTTGATACATATAGTTTGTTACCGTAAGCTAAAAAGTTAGCTGCGGTAAAAAATGTTTCGGGATTTAGACTCCCATTAGGCTTGCCAAATCGAGCAACTAAAGTCTCTTCACTGTCAACTAAGACACGAGATTTAGCTGGTCCCCATTTGAAAACCCCTGCTATGGCGCCTTCAGTAGTAGAAACTGCTGGTACAACTGTACTCAGATCGACTTCTGATACGTTTACGCCTGGACTAACCTGAAATGGCATTTCAATTCTCCTTTAATTTACGGTAGATTATTAAGCTCTGGATTATTTATAAAACTCTAGACTAGAAGACCCTACCAAGTCTGATCTCTGTCGTAGTCGTAATCCCATGCTTTTACTAACTCTCCACCTTTGAACTCGTCGTCCTCTTGCCAAGTGTCTACCTTTCCATTATCTATAAAACCGAAAGGGGTGAGCTCGTCTTCTAACGCTTGTTCGTTTAACTTATATAAATTCTTTCTTATATCTATGTCAGTTAGTTCTTTGAAGTAGTCTTGTTGAGACAACCACGCAAAGAATACTAAACACATTACTAAGTCATCGTTTCTTCCCTCTTCTGCTTCATAGCTAGTTCCTCTTTTGTTAGCAACAAAGCTAGTTAACTCAGAAAGAATATCGAAATCATTTATAACCATTCTATCATTTTCTATGATAGTTTTTAACATAGCACAACCAATACGTTTCAATGCAGGTGTGGTTCTTATGCCCATTTGCATATCTCCACCACCGAAGCCACTGCCAGCAATTTGACCAGCTCGACCTTTCCATTGTGCTCTTAATATATTTGTATACTCCATATCGTGATGAAGTATATCTATAACCTGTCCACCAACATCATTTATCTCTGCTAATACATGAGCTTCATTATAAGCCATAGCAGCATTAAATATAGCTTTAGGATATAAAACTGGTGCAATAGTATTGTTTCTATATGTAGCAACTACTTTGTATGGCAGTTTTGTTACATCCATTACTATAAATGCACTATAATCATTACCAACACCTCTACTTGTATCTGCACATAATGTGTATATATGACCATGTTGAGGTTCTTCAAAAATCTTTAAGCTCTCATTAAACTGTTTAGGATTTTCAAATACTAAATGTTTTAGCTTATGTGGATCAATTAATGTGTCAGCTGATCCTAAGAACTCACATTCAAACTCAACAGCAAATTGTTTTTCTGATGTGTTTCTTATTGTTTGTTCTTTCCATTTCTCATCTCTGCCTGGAACGTCCCACCAGTTTACACTAACTGTTGCATAATCATTGAATCCTTTTTCTGCATCATGCCATAACTTATAAAACATATTCATACCATTAGGTGTAGATGTAATTAATACTCTTGATGTTTTACCAGATGATATTGTAGGATACACAGAACTGAAGAACTCGTCCTGCACCGTTGCTGGTACGAATGCAAACTCATCTAAGTATACTAAGTTAATCGACATACCCCTTACAGCAGATGCTGATGTAGATGATGCAAATATTTTGGATCCATTTTCTAATTCTATATTACCTTTGTTCCATTCTACAATACCTTGTTGTAAGAACCATGGTAAGTTCTCATAAGCTAATTGTAATCTTGATAAAATTTCTCTTGATGTTGCAGCTTTGTTTGCTAAGATAGCAATGTTAAAATCTGGATTGAATAATGCATAGTGCATCATGATTGCTACCATCGTAGTTGTTTTACCAGTCTGACGAGGCATCTTACATATAACAAATCTGTTTTCATCAACAGTTCTCATTATATTTTTTTGGTAATCGTAAGGCTGATAAGGCATTAGACCTTCATCAATACTAACAATCTTTATATATTTTTCACAAAAGTATACTACATCTTTACTGCACTTGACAATTTCTTGTATTTCTTCTTCGCTAAAGTCAATTGTTATATTGGCTTTTTTTAGCTTTGGATTTCCTAAATAATGATCAGCCATCTTTGTGTTGTTTTACTTTCCTAGCACCACCTTCAATTAAATCTGTGAGGTCTTTAGTGCTTCCTATAAAGAGATTGTTTGTTACTTTTTGATTCTTATTCTCTTCTGGTTGTAAGTCTTTCATCTTTTTTTGTACATCAAGTAGGTCTTTGTTAGCAGATGATAATGTTCTTACTAAGTCTGCTACTACTTCAAATGATCTTGGATGCTGTGATTGTTGAGCAAGATCCACTATTCCATTAAGTGCATCTGTTCCTCTTTCTATAATGTTGTACAAATTCTCTCTAGCATATTTAAAGTCATTCTCTATAGATGGATCCACTTTTGGTTTGTCATCTACAGGCACGACTTCACCTTCCATAGGTTTTATGTCTAATGCTTTGCTTATTGGGTCGTTATTCTTCGCCATTGAAATAATCCTCAAAATCCGTTATAACGGAATAATTATCATTACTATATATACCACTAACCGCAATTGTTGCTGCAGCATTAGTGGTTGGATTTCTAAATTGGTCTAAACCAGGTTTCTGTTTTATACCTATTGCTGCTGTATTAGATGTAAGAGTTGAATGTATATTGGTATTAACATTTTTAATAACTCCACTTTCTTTTACAGGTCCAAATAGATATGCTCTCATAGTAAAATTCAAATTCCATATTAATGCTCTTCTAGTCTCAAAATCACCTTCGTAAGTATCTTGAGATGCTAAACTATTTAGTACGACAGGAATATCAACTTTATAATCCATGTCAGGTATAAGGTCAATAGTACTTGTCCATTCAGGTGTAAAGAATGGAACTATCTGTTCTAAAATTTGAGTAGCATCTTCTGCGTATCTCGTATAAAAGTTTAACTCAAAGTTAATGTCATATGGTACTGGTGAATACATCCTTTTAACATTATTACCTGTGGCTGGATCTTTTACTACTTGGTTAATTGTATTTAATTTTCTTGATGGATCATACGTCAAGTTAGTCATCTCAAAAGATATTCTAGGAAGTAAGATGCTTTGTTTTTCTGTAAGACTTATATTTTGTTCTAATCTAGCAGTTACTTTTTCTCTGGGTGCATAAGTTAATGGACATTTAATTCTTTGTATAACATTTCCGCTACTGTTTCTTCTATTGATATGAATATCATTAAACAATGTTCCAAATAAAATTATATACTTTCTTAATGAAGCGTGGTAGAAACTATTTCCAAACATTAGAATGTTCCTCCTTCACTAAATGGATCTGCGTCACTAAAGTCAATAAAGTTATCTGCACCTGTTTCTATAAATGTGTTTTCACTATCTGTAATGTCATCTTGGTCTAATGCTGTACCAACTCCATCTAACAGAATTCTATGTCCTGATTCTATATGGATTGGTAAATCGCCGGTCTCCATCATTAATTGGTTATGCAAAAATACATCTGTTGATCTTGTATCTTCTAGTACATCAATATCAGCAATACCTGTATTGAATCTCTCACCAGAGTACTCAAACATTTCTAGTCTAACTTCATAGAATTGTAATGAACCCATTTGATAAAAAACTGGCTCATGTTCTACAAAGTTTACTTGATACATTTTTTTGTTGAGTGGGAAGAAGATTACATCTCCTTCTCTTGGTCTTTCTATGTTTGCTAAATCTTCTCTTCCAACATCTTGTTCAAATGTTCTTCTAGCAACTGACATAGTCATTGTATCTCTTTGTTCAACACCAAACTTAGATAAGAAGTCTCCTTCTCCTCCAAATCCTTCTACTGTGTTGATATACATTGGTACTGTATAGAATTCTTTAAATGTAGCTAACTCATCTTCTCCATATAGACTATCATAGTCGCCATATGTCTTTGGAAGATAGTATGCTTCTATACCATAGATGCTTATTGATTCTATAATTAAATCTTCAATTAAGTCTTGTTCTTGACTGCTCTCAAAGTTATTAAAGAATACTGATCTGTTAGACATTATCTACCCCACAAAATCTTCAGGTGGATATGAGTACGCTGTTGCCATTTCTTCTTCTAGTTGCTGTCTTTCTGCAACGGCGTCGTCGTATATCTTTTGCCCGTTAAACTGAACTCCTCCAGGCAATTGCATGCCTTCAAATTTAGTTAAGTTAGATCCCCATTGTATTTTTATTAAACAAGCAGCATATCTTAAAAGCCACCTATCTTTCCATACGTCAACATAAGTGTCTGGATCAATAACTTTGTATGCTTTTACTACAATAGTTTGTCCAGCAACTAATCTGTCCCAGTCCATATCTACATGAACTTGGTTCATATGTCTACTATATCTTATTCTTTGCTTACCTACTAGTATTTCTTCGATCATACGTATGTTTTGGAAGTTCATATAGTAAGGGACCAGTTCATACCTAGAAAGGTCGTAGAGGTCGTTTAAAGCGATCTGATACCGTATATTAAACAAGTTATTAGTTGATAAAGCATCACCAATATCAAACATATCAACTACACCAATAATGTTATCTGGAACAGTAAAATACTTATTAGTTTTATCTGTTTCTGTAACAACATGTTTATAATAAGTATGCTCCATACCATCAAAGTGATAATCTACATAATAGTCTAAAGCCTCATCTACTCTGTCATCTACTTGGTCTTCATCAACGTTTATTTCAATGACAGGTTTACCCAACCTTCTTAGGCAGTGTTCTTTAAATGTTGCTTTACTTGTAGGTCTCATATTATTATTTATTCTCCCCAGCTAATGTCGCCGTTGGCATAATATACTTTAAACACTCTTCCTGTGTTATCTTCTAGGTCAGTTCCTATTCTAAGATCACCTTCAACATCAAGTGTTGCTTGTGGGTTAGTAGTCTGTATACCTACTCTATCCGAAGAAGTATTTGCGACTACTAAGTCATCATTTTTATTTTGACCCATTCTTACTACAGCTTGAGCTTGAGCTTTATTACTCTTAATCTCTACTTGAGATGCACCAAGTGCTTTACCTCTACTATCATCTGATAGAAAGTCTGCTAAATGTCTTCCTTTACTTGCCATTTGTTATCCCCATGCTACATCACCGTTTGCATAGTATACTTTGAATGCTCTGTTATCTCCATCAAGGAGTGTGTTGTTTACTGTTACGTTTGCTCCAAAATATGTATTTCCATTTACAGAAAACACATGAGCTGGATTTGTATTTGCTATACCAATATTATTGTTTGATGCAATAGTTATGTTATTTGAAGAACCAATACCATATGAGAATACTTGTAGAAGGTCATTATTAGATGCTGCTTGTGTCAACACAACATTAGCACCATTAGATGCAGTGTAGTCTTCTGTTTCTTCTAATAGGATACCATTTAGGTACACTTGAATACTATCACCAGTTCTATAACCTAAACTATTACTATTCTCATCATTACCAGCAAAGTTTGTCTGGTTATTTGATGCTATAAATTCATATAAGGTGAAAGCACTAAACCCTGCTGCACCAGCTTCGTTAGTCCAGTAGAGTTGGCCGTTACCATATGTTTTTAGGATCTGACCCGAGCCACCATCTTCAGATGGAAATGCTTGAGCGTTGACTGTTAATGAGGATACATTTGCACCGACCTCAAATACACCACCAGAACCTTTGGAGTATAGAATACCATCAGCTGTATTG